CTACCAGGCCAAGCGCAAAGTCTTCGGCCGTCTCTACGGCTCCGGGCTCAACGGACTCATCACGTCCGATCCACCAGTAAGCGAGCCGATTGCCAGGGCGATCATCGACGCGATGGACCACATGACCCCGGGTCTGACCGAGTGGTCCCGACAGGTGGCCGACGCCGTGGAGAGCGGCCGCTCTGAGTTCCAGGCCTACTCAGGCCGAACGATCTACATGCCCAAGGATCGCGGCTACGCCGCCCCCAACTACTGCATCCAAGGCACCGCACGCGAGCTACTGATCGACTCGCTGATGCGGTGGTCCGGCACCAGGTGGGGCGACGCCACGCTGCTGCCGGTGCACGACGAGCTCGTGGTCCACGTGCCCGAGGACGAGGCCGAGGAGGCCACGGCCGCGCTGGTCGAGTGCATGACCAGCGAGCTGCACGGCGTCCAGATCATCGCCGAAGCCAGCGAGCCCAGCTTCGCCTGGCGGGATTCAGCATGACCACCACGAGGGAGTACGTGATGACCGGCTTGAAGTGCATGTACTGCAACGCCGACAGCACCAACGGGACGGTGCTGTGCAAGCGATGCCGGACCACGGTGAGGATGGCTCTGGGCAACGTGGCGTCCTATCACGCCGATCTGTTGAGCCTGGGTGGCGAGACGCTCAGGTTGAGCCGATCGGCCGGCTCGATCTCGGATCCGACCGGGACAGCAGTAGCCCGCGAAGATTCGTTGACCCGGGAAAGGGATGCACCGGACCAAGCCGCGGCTGCCACCAAGACCATGCTCGTGGGATGGGCGCGCGTTCTGGTGGATGACCGACCGCAGCTCGAGCTGCCCGATGACACCGTCAAGAGCCTGGCTGCATTCGTGGCGCACCACCTACCGACCATCGCAACCCTCGAGTGGGCTGGCGAGGTCGCTCGAGAATCCGTTCGCTTCGAGAAGCGCCTGCGCAGGATCATCGAGCGAAGCCGTGGTCTGTGGTACGCCGGGGTGTGCAGCGCCGAGCTGCAGCCGGAACGGCCTCACGACGAGCGCTCCTGCGTGTGCGAGTGCCACGGCAGCGATTTGCCGTGCAGCATCGAGGGCGGGTGCGGCCGCGAGTACGACACGATCGAGGCGGTCTATTGCGATCGCGACCTCTATGCCCAACCCGGATCGACCTACGTCAAGTGCCCAGCCTGCAGCTCCCAGTGGCGGGTCTCCGAGCGGCGCCACATCCTGATCGAAGCAGCGCGAGACTCCCTCCTCCCAGTGCCTGTGATTGCGAGCGCTGTGGTCACCCTGCTCGACGGTGAGCCGTCTGTGCGCCGGCTCACCGAGCGACTGAACAAGTGGGTGCAGCGGGGAGTCATTGACGACTACGGCGTCCGGTACGTGATGGGCCGGCCAATGCGGGTGTATCGCCTCGGCGATGTGCTCGACACTCTGGCCCAGGCCAAGAGCAGGACGATGACGTGAGCGCCGTGCTATCTTTCCCCTGTCCAGCGAAACTGTTGGCGAAGCACGCCCGGAACCGGTGAGGCTCAAGATGCCCCGAGCTCCGAAGAAGTGCGCACGCTGCGACACCCGGGTGGTGGGCGTGACGTTCTGCCCCAGCTGCAAGCCGAAGTGGCAGACGAGCACACGACCCGGACCGACCCGTGCGTCTCGACGAACACGCGAGCTTGTCCTCGAGCGTGATCCCATCTGCCGCTGCCCGGGTTGCCGGCGCTGCACGCCGGACGGATGCACGCGACCATCAACCGAGGACGACCACATCGTCAACCTCGGTGCAGGTGGTGGCGAAGACCTGTCCAATCATCAGGGCCTCTGCGCCCCTTGCCACAACATCAAGACGCAGCGAGAGGCTCGATCAGGACGGGGGTGAGCACCCCCTCCCCCTCCCCCCTACCCGGCCCCCGGAAGGTGCTGCAGATTTTCCTGCCTACGGTTCCCGGGAGGGTCGATCGCATGCGCATCAAGCTGTCCATCCTCGGCAGGGTCGCGCTCGAGCTGACCGTCGGCGAGGCCGATGCCCAGCACGTCGAGGACCAGACCGGCTACGTGGTCGGTTTTGCCCCTCCTCCCCAAATTCCAGCAGAGCTCGACCTCCCAGATCGAGACTGATCAGCACGACCGCCGCTTCCCGAAACGGGCCGCGGCGCGATCCCGAAACGGGAGGACGTCCGATGCCGCAGCCCAAGAAGCCAGCCAGCACCAGGGCCCGGGCCAACCGGGCCGCCGGCGCCGCCAAGCTCGACCTGACCAAGAAGTACCCGGTGCCGGCAATGCCCTCCGGCGTCAAGTGGCACGCACAGGTTCGGATGTGGTGGAAGGGCGTCTGGTCAGCACCGATGTCGAACGAATGGCACGCCTCTGACCGCGCGAATGTCGTGGTGACCGCGATGCTGCTGAATGACTTCTGGACCGCGACCACCGCGACGGCGCGGAAGGAGGCGGCCGCCGAGTTCCGACAGCACCGCGCTGCTCTCGGACTCACGCCCTACGATCGTCGTCGGCTCGAGTGGGAATTTCGATCCCCGAACGATCCGGCCGCAGAGGCCGCCGCGGCTGCAGCTGCCGCCGCCAAAGGTCAGGATCACGGAGCGCCGAAGAAGCGTCGCCGGACCAACAAGCCGACGGGCAACGATCCTCGCCTCGAGCTCGTCAAGTAGCCGGCGGTGTCGACACTCGTCGTCCCGGAGCTTGACCTGGCGTATCCGACGCTCGGCCCGGCGATCGCGGAGTTCATTGAGGAACGTGCCGTCTTCGGGCCCGGCTCACTGGCGGGTCGTCCTGCACGCCTGACCGCTGAGCAGCGCGGCATCTTGTATCGGCTGTACGAGGTCAACCCCCAAGGGCATCGCCTGGCGAGCCGGCGCCGGTTCCAGCGCGGCGGGATCGAGGTGCGCAAGGGCCTGGCGAAGACCGAGTTCGCGGCGTGGATCGCGTACGTCGAGCTGCACCCTGAGGCGCCCGTGCGGGGCGACGGGTTCGACGCCGACGGCAGTCCGGTCGGCAGGCCGGTGAAGTTCCCGTACATCCCGATGCTGGCCGTCACCGAGGGCCAGGCGTCTGACCTTGCATACAGCGTCCTGAAATACGTGGTCGAGGAAGGCCCGGACTCATCGTTGTTCGACGCGTCGCTCGACAGGATCCTGCGGAAGGGCCCGTCGGGTTCAGCCGACGGCAAGGCACAGGCCATGGCGAATGCGCCTGGTGCTCGCGACGGTGCGCTGACCACGTTCCAGCACTTCGACGAGCCGCACCGCCTTATCCTGCCGTCTCACAAAGAGACGCACACGACGATGGACGCGAACCTCCCCAAGCGGCCGCTCGAGGAGCCGTGGGCGCTCTACACGTCGACGGCTGGGCAGCCCGGCCAGAACTCGGTCCAGGAGGATCTTCGATCCGAGGCCGAGTCGATCGACCGCGGCGAGGTAGCCAACCCGAAGCTATTCTTCTTCTCTCGGTGGGCGGGCGACGAGCATGTCGATCTCGTCGCGTCGCCGGCGACGAAGCACCGACCCGAGGTCACGAAAGAGCAGGCGTTCGAGAACCGCGTCAAGGCTGTCGCGGACGCCACCGGACCAACAGGCGAGTTCGGGCCCGGCCAGTTCGAGGACATCGCATCTCGCTGGGACCGGCCGACCGCTGACCACGCGTACCTGGAGCGCGTCTGGATGAACCGGTGGCGCCGATCCGGCTCCGTCGCGTTCGACTTCCTGAAGGTCAAGGCGCTCGAGAAGCAGGACGAGCAGATCCCGGACGGCGCGTTCATTACCCTCGGGTTCGACGGGGCGCGGTTCAAGGACTCCACTGGGTTCGTCGCCACCGACATCCGCACCGGCATGCAGCAGCTGCTAGCCGGGTGGGAACGGCCGAAGGACGTTGACGAGTGGGAGATTGATCCGCTCGAGGCCTCCGAGGCGCTCGACGACATCATGGTCCGGTTCGACGTCTGGAAGCTCTTCGGCGATCCGCCTCACTGGATCGAGCCAATGGGCGACTGGGCCGTGAAGTACCCAGACCAGGTCGAGGAGTGGTGGACGGCCCGGCCGAAGCTCATGGCCTACACGCTTCGGTCCTACGTCGAGGCGATCGACGGCTCAACGATCTCGTACGGCGGGACCGATGAGCAGCGCGAAGACCTGCTGCGCCACATCGGCCAGGCGGGCCGCAAGAACCTGAAGATCCGCGATGACGAGGGTCAGCCGCTGTGGGTCCTGCAGAAGCAGGACGGCCGCGACGACCTGAAGTTCGACTTCGCGATGGCTTCTGTCCTGTCGTGGACCGCCTATCTCGAGGCGATCAAGACCAACGCGAAACCCCGCCGGCGTGCCAAGAAGGTGCCGCGCAGACTCTACTGAGAGGTGGTCGACCGGTGCCTACTACGCCCGAAGAGTGGCTGCCCATCCTCGCCAAGCGCCTCGACCAAGAGTTCCCGCGGATCCACAAGCTCAGGAACTACAACAACGGCAATGCGCCCTTGCCCGAAATGGGCAAGAACGTGAAGGCGTCGTGGCAGGCGTTCCAGAAGAAGGCCCGCACCAACTTCGGTGGCCTGGCGCGCGACTCCCTCGCGATGCGGATCAAGCCGAACGCGGTGCGCGTAGGTGACTCGACGACGAGTGACGCCGCGGTGACGGCCCGCCGGATCTGGCGTGACAACCGCCTCAGCGTCCAGTTCGCCGACGCGATCATCGACTACCTGGACACCGGCAAGGGCTACATGGTGACCGGGATCGCTCCCGACGGGACGTCGGTAGTGACTCGTGAGCGCCCTGAGCAGTTCTACGCAGCCCCCGACCCGATGCGGCCGTGGAAGGCCCTGGCCGGGATCAAGATCTGGCGCGACCGGATCGCGAAGAAGGACTATGCGCTCGTATGGGTCGCGGGCCAACGGCAGAAGTTCTCACGCTCCTCGACGAACGAATACGGCAGCGATTACACGACTGCCGACGGCGGCTGGGCGTCCGATGGCGAACCCGAGCTGTACGAGGGCGCGCCGCCTATCGCGATCCTGGAGCGCAAGGACGGTGAAGGGCTGATCGAGCCTCACCTGGACGTCATCGACCGAATCAACGAGGGCAAGCTGCAGCGGCTCGTCACTACAGCGATGCAGGCGTTCCGTCAGCGCGCGCTGAAGACCGAGAAGGGCAGCGCCGGCCTCGAGCGCAAGGACGAGGACGACAACGACATCGACTACGCGAAGGTGTTCGAGCCGGCGCCTGGCGCCCTGTGGGACCTTCCCGAGGGCATCGACATCTGGGAGTCCCAGCAGACGGACATTCGGCCGATGCTCGAGGGCGAGAAGACCGATGCCAGGGACTTCGCCGCGGCGACGAAGACCGCCATCTCGGTATTCGTGCCGGAGGGCGAGAACCAATCGGCCGAGGGCGCAGCGAATGCCAAGGAAGCTCAGATCCTGATGGCCAAGGACGAGATCGACCGCCTTGAGGCGAGCCTGGCGCTGGTGTTCGTCCATGCCCTTCAGGCCGAGAATGTCGACCTAGGTGGGGCGACCGTCGAGGTCGGCTTCCAGCCGCCGGAGCATGTGAGTCTGACGGAGCGGTACGCCGCTGCCGCCCAGGCCAAGGCCGCCGGTCTCGCGCAGACCACGATCCGCCGTGACATTCTCGGCATGACGCCGGACCAGATCGCGCAGGACGACATCGACCGTGCCGCTGAGCAGCTCGAGGCTGCGATCCTCGTGGCGCAGGCCGCGCCAGCGGCACCTTTGCCCGTGCCGGTGGCGTAGCTCGTGGCCACCGCAACTGCCGAGCAGGTGCTGGTCGGCTACGACTCGGCCGTCGCGCTTGTCAGGGCGCGGGTGCAGATGTACGCCGACCTGGTCTGGTCCGGATCTAGCTCCTATCACGATTCCGACGTGGACCGGATCGTTGCGCAGATCGCGCCGAAGGTGCAGGCGGGCCAGCTGCAGATCGCCAACCTGACATCGGCCTACATCGCATCTGCCGCCTCAGTTCGTCGAGGTGAGCGGATCATGCCGGTCCCCGTGAATCCTGAGGTGACGCGAGGCAGGGGCGTCCCGGCCATCGAGGTCTATCGCCGTCCCGCGAAGACGCTCTATCGCGAGCTCAGCAAGGGCAAGACGTTCGATGTCGCACTGGCTGCGGGAGCGTCGCGACTGGGCGACCTGGTCATGATGGATCTGCAGATGGCGAAGGTCAGGCAGGCGTCCGCTTCGTACTCTGCGACAGGCGCCCAGTTCTACGGGCGCGTGCTAACGGGTCTCAAGAACTGTGCGCTGTGCGTCATCGCTTCGACCCAGCGCTACCGGTCCGGTGACCTGATGCCCATTCACCCGGGCTGCAACTGCGGAGTCAAAGAGCTCGAGGACGGGGCCGAGGAACAGACCCTCGACCTCGATCTACTCCGAGACACGCACGAGCAGGTTGAGAAGTTCGGCGGCGCCTCCGATTCAGGCGGCAGAGCACCCGACTACCGGCAAATGATCGTCACGCGCGAACACGGCGAGTACGGCCCGACGCTGACCTGGCGTGATCAGAAGTTCACCGGCCCCGACGATCTGGCCGCATAGATTTCCCGCCTCAGCACGAGGCGGGGTTGTCCGAAACGGACCAACCACCAAACCCGAAACGGGGAAGTTTCATGGCTGAGAAGACCGACGCCGAGCTGGCCGCTGAGAAGCGCGCCGAGGAGCTCGAAACCAAGCTGAAGGCCGCCGAGGCCGACGCTGAGAAGTGGAAGGCGCTCTCCCGCAAGAACGAGGAGCGCGCCACGGAGAACGCCGACAAGGCGAAACGCCTTGACGAGCTCGAGGCGTCCTCGAAGTCCGAGGTCGAGCGAGAGCGAGAGCGCGCGGAGAAGGCCGAAAAGGCACTCAAGGAGCGCGACGAAGCGGACCAGAAGGCGAAGGCCGAAGCCGACGCCGCTGAGGCTGCGAAGAAACTCCGTGACGAGGTCGGCGCTGCGAAGAAGCTAGCACCGTCCCTCCTCCGAGGTTCCACGAAGGAAGAGCTCGAGGCGCACGCCGACGAGCTCATCGCTGCCGGCGTCAAGCCAGCAGCAGCAGCCCCGCCCGCGGACGGGCAGGGCGAACAGGGCGAACCAGTCGGCGGTGACGGCGAAAAGTCGGCCGATGAGATCGCTGCGAAGGTCCTCAGCCGGTAGCAACCCCGCACCATTCGCCATCGAGTGGAGCGGCTCAACCCACGACTCACAAGGAGATCATCAAGATGGCGAACATCTTCGCGAAGGGCGAGAAGCTGGCGGCAGTTGCGCTGGCCCTCCTCCGCCGCACACAGAAGGCCGCCGGGCTGTTCAAGACCCGGTACGGCATCACGGACTTCAAGGGCTCCGAGGGCGACGTCATCAACGTCAAGCGTCCCGCGGTGCTCCGGGCCCGGGACAAGGGATGGCGCAACGACAACGCCATCGTCTTCGACCGCATCGTGCAGTCGAAGATCCAGATCCGGCTGAACAAGCACCCCTACAGCGCCGTCGAGCTGTCGCCCGAGGAGTACACCCTCGACATCGAGGACTACGCCACGGACGTGCAGAAGCCTCAGGTCGACGCGCTGATCGACTGGTACGAGGATCTGGTCGTCGACGCCCTGGGCGCCGCGAACTTCGTCTTCGAGGTCACGTTCAACCCGAACGCCGGCGAGTCGACAGCAGCCGCTGCGAAGCAGTCCGACCCCCGCAAGGTCGCTTCGCGTGCACGCAAGCTGTTCCAGGACGCGCACGTCCCGACGGGCGGCCGCTACTGGCTGGTCGGCTCCGCTGTCGCCGAGGCGATCCGCGACCACGGCAAGCTGCTCGACGTCGACACTTCCGGCCTCCCCGAGGCCGTGCGCGAAGGCGTCGTCACGAAGCTCTCGGGCTTCATCGTGGTGGAGGTCGACGCGCTCGACGAGGACGAGTCGTACTTCGTTCACGAGTCGGCGATCGCGATCGCCAGTGTCGCCCCCGCGGTTCCGCCGCAGGGTGTCCAGGGCGGCGGCGTGGCGGCCCAGAACGGCATCGGCCTGACGCAGCTGTGGGACTACGACAGCGATCACCTCAAGTCGCGGTCGATCGTCCACTCGTTCGCCGGCTCGACAGTCGTGACCGACCCCGAGACGGACGCTGACGGCGCAATCATCCTCGACGGCGACGATCCGCGGTTCGAGTTCGTGCGCGGCATCAAGGTCATCTTCGTTCCGGTGGGCGGCACGGACAGCGGCAACGGCTCGGCGGCCTACACCGTCGCAGTCACCGGTACGCCCACGGGCGGCACCTTCTCGCTGCTGGTCGACGGCACCGAGACCGACGCGATCGCGTACAACGCGAGCAACGCGGCTCTCGCCGACGCCATCAACAAGGTGTCCGGCGTCGCCGGAGCCGAGGCATCGGGTGGCACGTTCCCCGGCAACACCAAGACCGTGACGTTGGACGAGCGAGTCACCCTCGCTCTGTCCGACAACAACCTGACTGGTGGCACCACGCCGTCGGTCACGGTCACCGCGGTCTGACGCAGTTCCCAACTCGAAGGAGGTTAGGTCATGGCCGTTGTGCAGCTCGCGAGCTCTACGGACGTCGCAGAGGCGCTCGGCCGTGACCTGACCTCCGACGAGGAGGCTCGCGTCGGGGCAATCCTCGACAAGGCCTCTGAGCTGTTCCGTCGACGCTCGGGTCAGCAGTTCACGCCCGGCACGTCGCTGGTGCGGCTCAAGGTCAATGGCGGCAAGGTCTACCTGCCGCAGCGTCCCGTCGTGTCGGTCGACTCGGTGACCGACGACGACGGGAACGCGATCGAGCACACGCTTTTCGGCCAGTGGCTGACGACTTGCCTCTCGTCTCATCGGTTTGTGAGGGTCACCTACTCGCACGGCGCCGAGGAGGTTCCCGACTTGGTGCGGCTCTGCATCGCGGAGATCGCCGCCAAGGTGCTGTCCATCAGCCCGAAAGCTCGCGCCGGCATCACCCAGGGGACGACCACCACGGGGCCGTTCACCGACACCGAAACCTACGCGACGTGGGCGATCGGTGGGCAGACGATGCTGGCTCCCGATGACGACAAGTTCGCGCTGTCGTACCGACTGAAGGTGCCGACAGTCTGGGTGCCTTCCGCGCCGGCTCCATACTCGGGCTTCCCCGACGGAGCGGTCATCTGATGCGGCACGTGCACGGCGAGGAGGTCTCACGGCTTCGAGCCACGCCGATCCTGGATCCCTACTCGCAAGAGATGACGGGCCTGGACTGGTCCGAGGTCGTCGAGCTCGTGATCCCCAGGTGCGCCGTCGATGACAGCAAGACGCGCGAGATCAACGACACGAACCGCACGGCGGTGGTGACTGACTTCGTGATCTGGCCCGACGAACAGTACGACGTGATTGCGACTGATCGCTTGGTCGTACGGGGGCTCGAGTGCACGATCGTCGGGCGACCTTCGACTCCGCACAACCCGTTCACCGGTGGCGAGCCCGGCATGGAAATCTTCGCAAACGTCGGGGAGGGCTGATGGCCAAGGCAACAGGGACGATGACGATTCCAATCATCGCCGGTGTCGGCAAGACCGCGGTGCACCTCGGCAATGTCGTGGTGGACGTGAAGGTTGTCCGCGGCAAGGTGAAGACCCCGAGCGAGCGCGACATCCGCGCCGCGTTGCGCAAGGGCCTTCGCTGATGGCTCGGGCGAAGGTTGCCCTGAGTGGCGCCGGCATGAAGGAGCTGCTCAACAGCGGTGAGGTGCGCGCGCTTTGCACCGTCAAGGCGCAGCGGATCCTCGCCGCTGCCAAGGCCGACCCCCACGACGACACAGGCGCCTACGAGGAGGGCCTGCACATCGAGCAGCACACCACCGACCGGGCGGTCGTCCGTGTAGTCTCCGGCGACTGGAAGGGCCACATCCTCGAGGCCCGGTACGGCATCCTGGCCCGGGCACTGGATGCGGCGGCCGGCTCATGACCCTTCTGCCTGTCGTCATCTTCGACGACATCGAGCTCTGGGCCACTGATACGCTCCGTGCCCTCCTCGCAGCACGGGACGAGACGTACGCCGACGACGTGTTCGTCAGCAACGAGGTCCCGAACCCCCGGCGTGACCGCATGGTCATCGTCAGGCGCGACGGTGGCGGCCGACTGGACGCCGCTCGCGAGGCGCCTCGGCTCGGCGTGCGGGTGTGGTCGACGGAGAAGCAGGAAGCCAACGACCTCGCCCGCCTAGTAGCGGCGCTGCTGTGGGCATCCCCTGACGGCGACCCCGTCGCCAAGGTCACCATCACCGGCGGCCCGTACGCCGTGCCAGACGACTCCGGACAGGAGCTGCGGTACATCACCGCCGAGCTCATCACGAAAGGAAGAGACGACGCATGAAGACGAAGACGCTCTACCACCCCGACGACCCGAGCCAGCCGGTCACCGTCAACGCCGACCACGAGCAGGCTTACCTGCAGTCCGGCTGGTCCGAGAAGGCCCCGGACGTCCCGAAGGGGTACGCCGACCAAAGGGTCGATGACCTCAAGGCGGAGATCGACAGCCGCAACGAGGGCCGCGACGAGGCAGACCTCATCCCGGCCACTGGCGTGAAGGCCGACCTGGTCGCCGCGCTCGAGGCCGACGACAACAAGTAGCACCCCACAGTCAGGCACTCGCCCACACGGGGCGGGTGTCTCGTCATGCGCGCACATGGCTCCCACCACCACGGCGGCGACGTCGCCACACCCTAGGAGATCACCATGGCCCTCACCACTTCAGAGGTCAGGGTTGCGGTCAGTGGCGAGATCAGTGTCGCCCCGACCGGAACCGCTGCCCCCGTCGACGCCACCACGGCGCTCAACGCCGCGTTCCTCGGCATGGGGTACGTCAGCGAGGACGGCATCACCGAGACGTACGACCTGTCGGTCGACGACCTCACCGCCTGGCAGAACGCGAAGATCGTGCGTTCGGTCATCACTGGCGCCAAGGTGAGCTACCAGTTCACCCTGATCCAGACCAACAAGAACACAATCGAGTTCGGCAAGGCCACCACGGTCACCCAGACCGTGCCGATGGGCACCTACACCATCGACCCGGCTGCGACCGGCGGCCGCAAGGCGTTCGTGTTCCACATCATCGACGGCGTCAACCTGAAGCGGATCTACGTCGCTGAGGGTGAGATCACCGAGCGCGGCGACACGGTCTACGCGTCGGGCGAGCCGATCGGTCAGGAGATCACGATCACCTGCTACACCAACCCGGTCGTGTTCGACACGGCTCTGAAGAGCTGACCCAGTCCACGGGGCGGGTGCTCTGCGCGGACGCCCGCCCCGTGCCTCACACCAATCCGCGCAAATCCGCCAGATGAAAGAGAGATCCGCGCATGTCCGCACCACGCCAGCCCCAAGACCGTCAGCCGAAGAAGGCGACGTCGTTCCCGTTCACCGGCGCCGACGGCAAGGAGTACAAGCTCCCCCTGGTCGAGGCCGCCAAGAGCAAGCTGTCAGGTCGCGACCTCCGCGACGCCGCGGTCGGCGGCGAGGCCGGACAGCTGTCCTACCTTTTCAAGGCGCTCGAGGCCGCTGAACCGGGCGAGAAGGCCCTCAACGCCCTGTACTCCATGCCCCAAGAGGACACGCTCGACGTCCTGAAGGCCTGGGGCGAGTTCGGCGACGGCGACGGGGCGAGCCTGGGGAAATAACCACGCTCCTCGAGCTGTACGAGCAGCACCGAGGAGCGTTCGAGTACGACTGGCGAACCCGCTTCCACCTCAGCCTCGACGTCGTCCCAGGCGACATGAGCTACGGCGAAGCGTGGCGCCTGATGGAGATCCTGATCGCCGACCCGTCTTCGCAGCTCGCGGCCGCAGTGGCCGGCTGGGCGTATCCGGTGACCAGGGCTGAGCTCACGTTGCGAGACCTGTACGACCTGCAGCACCGATCGAAGTCCAGGCGCAAGCCGAAGCCGTACCCACGCCCCTGGGATCCTCAGCCGAAGCAGATCGGCAAGGGCACCAGCGTCTCGATCGCCGAGTACGAGGCCATCAAGGCATCCGTGACCGTGACGCGGCCACCGCAGCCTCGTGACTCGCGCGGCCGATTCGTGCGGGACTCCTAGGACAAGCAGTCGACGGCGTCTTCGGCGCCGTCGCTCGTGATGTCAGCGTCGGCCTTCGGCCACGTGGAGAACTCCTTGGCGAAACCGTCCACTGCCTGCACGGCCCCCTGGAAGGTGGCATCGGTGGGGTCGTCATTCGTGGCCCACACGCCGTTGCCGCCGGCGATCTTGCCGGCCACCATGTAGACATTCTTGAAGTCCTTCGACTTCACGGCCGCGGCCTTGGTGATGCCGCCCTCGACCCGCTCGGCGATCGCGTCAATCGTCGCCTGGTTCACCTCGACACAGCGTGACTTCTTCGTCTGCTCCTTGGGCTCCTTGGCCGCTGGCTTGTCGCCCGCGCTGTCCGATCCGCTACTGCAGCCGCCAACAAGAACAAGGGCCGCAACAACGGCGGCCGCCCGAGTCATCATCCCGCGATGCTAACCGAATCTGAGAAGGGCGGTGCCGTCAATGGCCGAAGTCGGCGCAGCGTTCGTCTCCGTCCTTCCCTCCGGACGAGGATTCGGATCCAGGCTCTCCAAGGAGATCGACCCTCAGCTTGACGCCGCCGGCAAGAGGGGCGGCAGTCGGTTCGGCGGCGCCTTCAAGAGCGCTGTCGGTCCCCTGCTGGCAGGCCTAGGGGTTGTGGCTCTCGGCGGATTCCTCAAGGGCGCTGTGGCAGACGCCTCGGACCTGTCGGAGGCCGCATCGAAGGTCAATGTGGTCTTCGGAGACCAGGCCGGCGCAATCTTCAAGGCGTCCAAGACGTCCGCCACCGCTATGGGTCTGACCAAGGCGGCCTACCTCGAGGCGACCGGCTCGCTCGGCAACCTCCTGGTGTCCTTGGACATTGCGCCGAAGAAGGCCGCTGGCATGTCCCAGCAGATGGTTAAGCTCGCCGGCGACCTCGCGTCCTTCAACAACGTCTCCCCCGAAGAGGCGCTCCAGGCGATCCAGTCTGGACTGACCGGCGAGACGGAGCCCCTCAAGCGGTTCGGCGTCAACATGAACGACGCCACCTTGAAGGCCCAGGCGCTGAAGCTCGGGCTGATCAAGACGACCAAGGAAGCGATGACGCCTCAGACGAAGGCGCTCGCAGCGCAGGCGCTGATCATGGCCCAGACCAAGACTGCGCAGGGCGACTTCGCGCGCACGTCTGGCGGCTTGGCCAACCAGCAGCGGATCCTCGCGGCCCAGTTCGGCAACATGAAGGCCACTGTCGGCGCTGCCCTCCTGCCGATCCTGACCAAGCTCGCCGTCTTCGTGAACAACCAGCTGTTGCCCGGTATCACCAACTTCGCGAGCGGGGTTCGGTCAGCCGGGGACTTCGTCCGATCCAACTCGACGACGTTCAAGATTCTCGCCGCCGTGCTCGCCGCAGCGGTGCTGCCGACCGTGGTCGCGGTGACCTTCGCGTTCATCGCGCAGTTGGCGTCCACCGTCGCGCTCACCGCAGCCTGGCTGGCCTACGCCCTGGTGGTCAACGCCATGTCGATCGCCACCAAGGTAGCGGCGGCCACCCAGTGGCTCCTGAACGTGGCCATGTCAGCCAACCCGATCGCCCTGATCGTGATCGCCATCATTGGGCTCATCGCGATCATCGTGCTGGTCGCGACCAAGACCAAGTTCTTCCAGACGATCTGGAAGGCCGCGATGGGGTTCATCACGAACGCCGCCCAGGCTGTGTTCGGCTGGCTGAAGCGGAACTGGCCACTGCTGCTCGCGATCATCACCGGCCCGATCGGCCTGGCCGTGCTATTCATCGTCCGCCACTGGTCCCAGATCAAGAGCGCCACCTCCTCTCTGGTCTCGGCCGTGATCGGGTTCTTCAGCCGGCTCGGCTCCGGCGTGCGCGACAAGATCGGTGACGCGGTCGCGTTTGCGAAGGCCATGCCAGGCAAGATCAAGGACGCCGTCGGCAACCTGGGCAGCACCCTCCTGAACGCCGGCAAGGAACTGATCGGCGGCCTGATTAAGGGCATCACCTCGAAGTTCGGCGACGTCAAGAACACCCTCGGCAACCTCACCGGCAAGCTCACCAGCTGGAAGGGGCCAGAGTCGCTCGACAGGGTCATCCTTCAGAAGTCGGGCCGGCTCGTCATCGACGGGTTCATCACAGGTCTCGAGTCGCGCTACGACAACGTGCAGTCCAGCCTCGGCGGACTGACGAGCTCGTTGAACAGCAGCGTGGCGCTGCCCGCCGGCGCGCGTCTGTCGGACGGGCCAGCGGCTGCCGGCGGCTCCGGCGCTTCCGTCACTCAGATCATCAACCCGTCGGTGCAGCAGTCCGAGGCTGAGATCGGCCGCACCTCCGCGAACCGGTTGCTGTGGGCACTGGAGGCAGCAGGATGAGCACCCTGACGAGCCCCGGTGTCGCGAGCGTCGGCGGTCTGACGTTCAACGCTGTTGACGCCAACGGTGTCGAGTGGGCGCTCAACGCGATCGACGGCTGGCACGACGGGGCCTCCGTCCAGGTCGACCAGACACAGCGCGTGGTGTCTCACGGGCAGTTCTTTCAGCCAGGGCACCGCGGCGGCCGCGCTATCACCCTCTCCGGGTGGGTGTACGACGACGACAGAGGACTCGTGGCGGCGGCCGTGGACTCTCTCGCGTCGCTCATGGCCGACGGTTCCAGCTCGATCTTCACGTTCACCGACGCGAACCTAGGGGCCCGCTGGGTCCCGGTTC